GGCTTGTCGACTCTCGACAATACATAAGCTTGCGACTCTCGGCACTCCGGAGTCGTTAGACTTAGTAATGCCGCTGCACCTGCTCGTCAGGCCCGCACGTCGCACATGCGGTAGTTTTGAAAAACTAGCAAAATACCCAGTATATATGAATAAACGCAAAATATGAAAATATACAAACATACAATATGCACATGTGAAATATAAATATAAACACACGCATATGAATTCTCACGCTAATTGGCCGTAGGCTCAGGGAGCCACGTCCATGGAGGAGCGCAAAGGAAGAAAAAGAACGTGAAGTCCGGCCCGACGGCGTGGTACTTCTGTACGTTAAGCGCATCCCAGGCTTTGGTAGCCCAGGCTGGCTTGAGCTTGGTTTCTAGGACCGCCGTTTGATAGGCGGATCCATCTCCCGTGAATCCAAGACTCCCTGAAGCAGGATCGCAGAAATGAAAACGAGCTTGATTGTAATCCGGAAGGACGACTTGTATGCTAGTCTGCGTAACCTGGTTCGTGAGCGCGCTGCCACCTGAACCAGACCCGTTTTGGTTGTAAAACCGTGAATAGGCGCTGGTGGTGTTCAGCGTGCCGCTGCCTGACGTGATATTGTACAACGTCGTGGCTGCAACTTTTGTCGATCGGTAGACCCTAAGGGACGAAACTACTGAGTCCGTACCGACAGTATCGACGTTGAAGTGCCACATGGCAGAACCCCTCATACCTACAAAGCATCTGCCCACCCAATGAAAGGGATAGACGGAGCAAAAATTGAAACCGAAATTTGACCCGGTTGTGTAGGTGCCCTTAGCGGAATGGCGTCCGTTTGTATCATAGCCGTACCATGGAGGGTAGATGGTCTGGCCTTGGGTGTTGATACATGCGAAATCTGAACTACTGGTTAGTGGGAGCTGTGACGTATACGACAAATTAGTACGACGTAACAAAGAACGCACAGACGGAACACTTTCTCCCATGTTCACCAGAAATTTAGAATCTTCGTCACCGCCGGGTGTGGTTCCAGCTATGACGGAGGTTGTCATCGCGTACGACTGCTCTTGAGATTGCAGTTCGTAGGTGGTATCGCCTTGTACAGCATCAAATGTGGCATACGGTAGATCTACCGGAGCTGCAACTTCGAAGTTTTCAGCCGCATGCACAAACACTTGCATATAAATAGTTGACGATGAGATTGGCGCAGTGATGGGGGTCACCACGCGTACGGCAATCATGCCGTTGTCCTGAGTAGGGTCTAGAGTACCCGGAGAGGACGTACCGTTGTGCCAGACGGTAGTGGGATAGTTATCCCGATCTTGATACGTGCGAAGCCAAGCATAGGCTTGCATGTAGGGCACACGGACTTCTACGTCCGAAGTTTCGCCGATGTCAATGACCTGATTGAAGACAGACGTATAGTCAGGAACATTTGCATTGATATCAGCAGCTGGATCATACGACACACGAATACGGCCTTTGTGGTACGCAGTACAGATAAAACGAAAACGAAAGACAATATCACCACGCCAATACTGAAACATACGAGAAACGTGATCCATGGGTGTTGGGAAAAACTTGTAGGTAGTCCCATCATAGTAGAAGTCAAGAAGGTTTGGAGTGACCTTCGCACTGAATACGACTGTATCGACAGCAGTCGTAGTAGAAATGGAGCAAGATGTTAGGAAACTCTCACGGTTGACGAGATTGGTAATGAGCAATTCGTCTGTACCGTCG